GACCAATTGGTAAAATTTCATCTATGAGTGGTGAAATGGGAGAAAACACTAAAGAAAAAGAAAGAACAAAAACTCCAGGAACAAAAACACCACCAAAAAGAAGAGATAATCCATTTAAGGACCCTAACCCAGGAGTAAAAGAAAAACCAAAAGCAAATACTAGAACTAAAGAGGCTCCGGCAAAACCTGGAGTTAAAACCCCACCAAAAAGAAGAGATAATCCATTTAAGGATCCTAACCCTGGTGTTAAAGAAAAACCAAAGGCAGAAATTGAAAGTCAAAAGAATGAGTTCATTGGAGCGATAAAACAAGCGTTAAATATGTAAAAAATGTCAAATAATTTAGAAAGATTAATAAGAAAAATTGTTAAGGAAGCACCTATGGATTTTGGTGATTACCAGGAAAGACCCGACCCAAAAACCCAACGAAAAATCGAAGACCCTCAAGGAATTTACGCAAAAAATAGAGCGTTTAGAGGTGGTGTTAGTGACGTAGAAAAAATGACTAGTAAAAGATTTAAAGAAGTTGTTGATTACGTTAAAAGATATTTTGGTACTCAACAAAATATTACAAACCCACAAGTTAAGTTAGCAATTCAAAGGGAACAGATGAGAGCCGTACAACAAGCTATGAGAACCGAGCCTAGATACAGAGAACAATTAAGAGATTTGGCAGTTGAGATAGCAGCCAAAGAAGATGGGTTTTTATCTTATGATTTAACTATGGAAGATGCAATTAATCAAGGAATTATTGCTAAAAAAAGACGTAATGGTGGAGGAATTGTGTATGAATTTGATTTTGTTAACGTACTTACATTTTTAGGTGAACAACCAATTAATCCAAATGAATTTCAAATTAAACCAGAAGAAAAAAAGAAATTAGAATTACCTAAAAACTTTTCTTTTGATATTGATGAATTAACTCCCGAAGAACAAAGAGAGTTAGAAATTGAAAAAAGAAATGTTATAAATGCGATGGTGCAAGGGGCTGGTAAAAGAGGTCAATTTGCATACCAAGCATATAAAGATAGATTAGATGCAATAGACCCATCATTATATGAATTATATAATAAAATAATGGGAGCAAATGATTTGATGTATTTCACAGATGAAGACCTTATTGAAGCATTGGGTGGTAATGCCGCTGGTTCTGCAGGTAAGGGGGGTGATGATCCTGATGATGACGATGATGAAGAACAAGGAGGAGAACAAGAGAATGAGGGTAACGGTAATGATATGTATACTTCAAATGGACTAATATTCCCAATCCTGCTTCACGAACTATCTAAGATGTTCCCAATGATACAAACAAGAGAACAATGGAGAGATATGGACCCTGAGATGGCAATGGATGTTATGGGTCAAACAGATACAATGGAGAATGAACCAATGAATTTTCGTGTTGGGGCTGAACTTATAAGAAAAATGAGAATGTTATTACCGGATGAATTAATTTTAGATAATGAGGGTAAAATTTACATACCTTTCTTTTATAAGATACTATATGGGATTCCAGCTGAAGAATTTTTAAAAGATGTTATTGCTAATGTTGTTTCAGAAAATCCATCTGATAATGAAAAGGCTAAAAGAAGATTTAACGATATTTTAGGACAAGCAAAAGAAATGTATAGAAAAACGTACGGTGATGATGAAGATGATGATTACGATAATGAAGACGATGACGATGGTGTATACTAAATAAATTAGGTTTATAATAAAACAATTATTATATATTAAAACCCCCTTTTATGAAAATAACTGGGGGTTTTGATATTTATATGTAAATATCTTTATGGGTTTATCTAAAGAACAGTTAATGATAGAGTATGTGAAGTGTATGAAAGACACCCCATATGCTCTTAGAACTTATTTACAAACATACGACAACACAGTATCAAAGTATGTTCCATTGGGATTATTTCCTGACCAAATTTCCTTATTAAATGATTACGAGGAATTTGAGGAGAATATTGCATTAAAATATAGACAAGCTGGTGTAACTACGGTAACCGCCGCTTGGATATCTAAACGATTAGTTTTTGCAAAAAAAACACAACCTGAGAAAATACTAATAATTGCAAATAAATTGGACACCTCAATGGAGATGGCTAATAAGATTCGTGCCTTTGTTGACCAATGGCCTTCTTGGGTTGGTGCTGGGTTTTCGGTAGACAAAAATTCACAAAAACATTATAAACTAACTAATGGTAGTGAAGTTAAGGCCGTTGCAACATCAAAGGATGCCTTACGTGGATTTACCCCAACAATACTTGTATTTGATGAGGCGGCATTTATTGAAGCCGATAGTGATTTTTGGGCGGCTTGTATGGCATCCCTATCAACGGGAGGTAAGGTAATTGTGGTTTCTACACCTAATGGATACGACCCAATTTATTACGAGATTTACGACCAATCGTTAAAAGGAATGAATAATTTCAAAATCTCTGAGATGTTTTGGTTTAGAGACCCAAGATACTCAAAAGATTTATATCTAGTCCCAACAGACGATTTAGTTCATTATTTACTACATAAAGATGAACAAGATCCGTTAAAACACGTATCGTTTGAACATATTGATCCGTACCATAGAGATTATGATGAACTAACATCATATTTTAAAAAGGGTTATAAACCCTGTTCTTCTTGGTATGAAAAAATGGTTAAAAAACTTAAATACGATAAAAGAAAAATTAATCAGGAGTTAAATTGTGAATTTTTAGGTTCTGGAGATAACGTATTTGACAACAAACAATTAGAAGATATTAAAAATAATTTCATAGAAGAACCTAAAACAAAGTTAATGGGTAATTCTTTATGGATGTGGGAAGAACCTAAAGAGGGTCATAAATATATAATGGGAGTTGACGTTTCTCGTGGGGATAGTGAGGATTTTTCATCAATACAAATAATTGATTTTGATACTAGGGAACAGGTTTTAGAATATGTGGGTAAAATACCACCTGACGCTTTGGCAGAAATTGCATATAAATGGGGGTTAATGTATAGTGCATTTATAGTTACCGACATCACCGGTGGTATGGGGGTATCAACATCTAGAAAATTACAAGAACTTGGTTATAAGAATTTATATATTGATGGTTTTGATACCACAAATATATGGAATTATAATGCAAAGGCTCAGGAAAAAATACCTGGTATAAGTTTTAATAATAAAAGAGTTCAAATTATTGCATCTTTTGAGGAATACGTCAGACATAAATTTAAAATTAAAAGCATTCGTTTATATAATGAAATGAATACTTTTATATATGTTAATGGTAGACCAGATCACCAAAGGGGACAACACGATGACCTTATAATGGGAATATCAATGGCAATATATGTTGGTGAAACATCTTTTGCAAAACTTGAGAAAGTAACCGAAAAAACAAAGGTTATGATTGAATCGTGGACTGTAAGTAATAACGATAGTGTGGGTAAAGATATTTACTTTAATCCGGTACTTCCAAATTTGAATGCGGCCTCTCACAGATACAACACGAATTCAGGTCCCTCAAAAGACGATTATATTAAACACGGTTGGTTATTTGGCGGTAGATAATATTTATAAAAATGGGGTTAGAACTTAGAAGAACATCCGGAAAACAAATTAATGGATCCACTTTAGTGGTTCCCGGACAACCCATTTTAGGATATAAAAAATTTGAGAACTCTTTTGGGTATAAGAAAAAACCAGATACTTATGAAGGATATCCTGTTGACCAACCACAGATAACCCCAACAAGTACGCCGACAACTACACCAACAAGTACACCAACAAGTACACCAACACCCACACCAAGCCCAACGATAGACCAAATATTATTAAACCCAATAATCACAAACAATCACGAATATATAAGTACAGAATCTAATTTTTACTTAATGTTTGTTGATTAACTTTAAAATGTAAAAATAGTAAATATTTATATTTAAGAATTATAAACTAAATTTTCAATATGGAACAAAACTTTAATCAACTAACAGTTTGGCAAAGGTTATCAAAGACATTCGGACCAAATTCATTATTGGGTCAAGATGTTCCGACGTACAAATTTGACAAAAAAGAATTATTAAAAACTAGAGATAGAAATGAGTTTGAAAAAGAAAAATTACAAGCTCAGCAGTCATTATATATGGCTAATCAATGGACTAAAATAGAGAGTAATCTTTATACACAAGCCATTTATTATGAACCAACAAGAATTGCGGCGTTTTATGATTATGAATCTATGGAATTTACCCCAGAGATTTCTACCGCTTTAGATATATATGCAGAAGAATCAACAACACCAAATGAAGATGGTCATATTTTACAAATTTACTCCGAATCAAAAAGAATAAAAGGAATATTAGCAGATTTATTTAACAACACTTTGGATATTAACACTAACCTACAGATGTGGATTAGAAACACTTGTAAATATGGTGATAATTTTGTTTATCTTAAATTAGATTCTGAAAAAGGAATAATTGGTTGTGTTCAATTACCAAATATCGAGGTTGAGAGGCTTGAAAGAGGAATGTCACCTAGAACCCCCAATTCAGAAGTTAGACCCGACGAAAAGGGTTTAAGATTTAAGTGGAAAGAAAAACAAATGGAATTCAATACATTTGAAGTTGCCCACTTTAGATTATTAGGTGATGATAGAAAACTTCCTTATGGAACATCAATGCTTGAAAAGGCAAGAAGGATTTGGAAACAATTGGTTTTGTCTGAAGATGCTATGTTAATTTATCGTACATCAAGAGCGCCAGAAAGAAGAGTATTTAAGGTATTCGTTGGTAATATGGACGATAAAGATGTTGAACCATACGTACAACGTGTTGCAAACAAATTTAAACGTGACCAAATTGTTGATAATAAAACGGGAAATGTTGATTTACGTTTTAATCAAATGGCAGTTGACCAGGATTACTTTATTCCAGTTCGTGACGCAACTCAAACAATGCCAATTGAAACGTTACCTGGAGGAACAAACTTATCTGAGATTGCTGACATTGAGTATATTCAAAAGAAACTTGTTTGTGCATTAAGAATACCAAAAGCGTATCTTGGATTTGAAGAACCGGTTGGTGATGGTAAAAATTTATCATTACTTGATATACGTTTTGCTAGAACAATTAATAGAATACAAAAAAATATTTTATCTGAATTAAATAAGATTGCGATTGTCCATTTATTTTTATTAGGATTTGAGGATGAATTACAAAACTTTACATTAGGATTAAACAATCCATCTAAACAAGCAGACCTATTAATGGTTGATGTGTGGAAAGAAAAAGTTTTACTATATAAAGATTTGGTAAGTGAAATACCAAACTCATTGGCACCGACCTCAGCTACTTGGGCTAAGAAACATATATTTGGATTCTCAGATGAAGATATTAAATTGGATACCCAAAGACAAAGAATGGAAAGAGCGGTTGCTGCTGAACTTGCAAATACCGCAACAATCATAACCCATACAGGAATGTTTGATACTATTGATAGGTTATATAAAACAGTTTCTGGAACAACCCAATCTGGTGGATCACCACCAGAAGGAGGAGAAGGTCCGGAAATGGGAGGACCACCATCCCCACCGGCAGGAGGACCACCAGAAATGGGAGGACCACCACCAGGAGGACCTGAAGGTTTACCAGAATCAAAAAACAAGTTAGAAAATTTACTATTAGAAACAGATGACGATATGTATATTACAAACTCATCGTTAGGTGATATGGAAAAAGAATTACTTAAAATATTGAAAGATTGATATATTTATAATAAAAACTGATTATGAAATTTGGAATATTAAAAACAAAAATAGAAAAGTGCCTTACCGAATCTTATGAAAACGGTACATTTAAAAAAGATGTGTTCCTTTTTAAGGAACTTGTTCTAAACAATAAAAACGTAAGCAAACTTTATTATCTGTACGATGAATTATCGAAGAATAAAGGACTAAACGAATCTTTAGGTTCTGAATATATTAATCAAAGTACGATTATTTATGAGAACATTATTAATAAAATTGATAAGTTAAATCTTAAAGAATTAGCATTATGGTTAGGTCATGTAAAATCTGGTAATAACTATAACGATATTGATAATTTATTCTCCTCAAGTGTTGTAAATTTAGAGGAAAAAATTAAAAGTAAAAAAACTATATTAGAAAACTTAAAGAAACAACCAATAACCGAAGAAGAAACCCTAAAGGTCCCAATTGATAAAATGGTAAAAGTTGCTAATAAAACAGTTAATGATTATATCACAACCCTAGGGGAATCCGATAAGAAAAAATTAACATCAATTTTAAATGAAAGTAATAATAAGTTACTTATTAAGTACGATGTTTTAAAAGAAACGGTAATTGACAAATTAGAAGATCTTAAATCTGAGGAATCTAACAACGAGGTTTTAGGAAGAATAAATGAAACTATTGTTAAAGTTCAAAAAGAATCCTTTGATAAGTTAAGTTATTTCAAACTATTACAGTTGAATAAGAATCTTTAATCTTTGATTTTAATTTTTTGTATGTAAATTGCTTTTTGCAACTCTTGTCTTTTTTCAACCGACTTTTTAGTAAATTCTTTTCTGTAATTTAGGTGACTATTTTGCCTTGTTTTTATCACCTTACTTTTTAATTCTTTTAGGGATCTTTCAATATCCCCTCTTTTAACTTTTACTATTAACATATTTTTGTTTTATTTTCTTATTTATTGATAGATATCGTAAAAATACGTAAACTTATTAAAAATAAACGATATTGGTATGAAAAAAAATTATGAAAAAAGGAAAAACCACAAAAATAAATGGTTTCAGAACATCTAAAGTACATTACGGGACCGTCGATTCAAAAGAATTTAAATCACTTTATTTAAATATTCAAACTTGGTCGGAACCAAAAATTGAATCTGAAAATTGGACCCGTGTGGTATTAAATATGAACGGGGCAATAAAACATTCGGTTTATCAAAATATAGACAAAACATTATTTGACGACAAATTTATTGTAGATATGGACTTAAGAACCAGCGGACTACAACTAAAGAAAAAATCATTTATGAATTTAGAAATAAATTTATTTTTAAACCAAGAAATAGATTTTAAATCACCAAAATTAAAAAAATCTTTAAAAAATTTAACTAAAGAAATTTATAACGATGTCCTAACCGGGAATGACTATTTCAAGTTCTTTCTTACAAAAAATGGAAATTATAAACCCGTAAAGGCAATATTAGAAAAAGTTTAATATTTATTATTAAAACTAATTATGAACGGTTATAAAATTTTAGGACCTAGAGATACGGGTAAGGGTATTCTTATTGAGTATGATGCGGGATACATTAATCCAAGAGAAGGTAGAAATTACGATTTATTAAAAGAGTCCAAAAATTTTATGGACTATTCAAAACCATTTGAATTCTATGCGGTCTTACAAAAATATGATACACCAAATAGAAATGGTAGAGTTTATCCAGAAAAAATATTAAAGAGAGAATCTGAAAATTATAAAAAAATGATTGAGAAAGGAACTTCTCTTTCTGAATTAAATCACCCAGAATCCTCTTTAATTGATTTAGATAGAGTATCACATATGATAACTGAAGTTTGGTGGGAAGGTCCTGTTTTGTTAGGTAAATTAAGATTACTTACAAGTCCAGGATTTCACGAAAGAGGAATATGTTCGACTAAGGGTGATATTGCAGCAAACTACTTACGTCAAGGTGTAACTCTAGGGATTTCCTCTCGTGGTGTTGGATCACTTAAAAAGGTTGGGGAAAGAAATGAGGTACAAGATGATTTTGAATTAATTTGTTTTGACCTGGTATCATCACCGTCCACTCCTGGAGCTTATTTATTCTTAGATAAGAACGATAGAGGTAAGTATGATGAGAATCTTGAGGAGGAGACAAAAATGAATATAGAAAGAGCAACTGGAATGGAATCCACGTCTATTGATAAGACAAAAAGTTTGATGGATAAGTTATCTTCATTTCTTGACAAATAATATTATTACTCTTATTTTTATAAAAAATTATAATTATGGAACAAGGAGAAAAGTATTTTGTGGCTAAAATCACATCTGATTTATTAGATAGTGAATCGGGTAAAGTAAAAAAAACAAGAGAAGAAAAATTAGTTAAAGGGTATTCACCTACAGATGTTGAAGCCAAAGTTACTAAAGTTTATGAAAATTACACAATGGATTGGAGAATAACTTCAATTACCGAAAGTAAGATTGATGAAGTGATTGAATAAAATAACAACTTTTATTTAAAAAATAAATGGAAATGATTAAGTTCATTTCCATTTTTTTTGCATCTATACCAAAATAACTGAACTTTTTTATTTTATCAAGTATTTATTTGAATAAACATCACAAAATAAAAGATGATAAAAAACAATTCAGTTATTGAGGACGCACTTTTCCAGATTAAAAATTTGGAAGAATCCCTTAACAAAAACGCACAAGGAATACTTTCTTCAACTATGAGGAAAGAAATTGGTTCATTAGTAAAAGAATCTCTCTTAGAACAAGATGAGGTTGAGGATGATGAGGATGTTGACGTTGATGTATCTGCCATGGATGATTTGGAGGATATTGATGCCGATACTGATAATTTAGATGATATAGATGATGAGGACGACTTTTCATTAGACGTGGATGACACAGAAGATGATTTAATGGACCTACCAACTATGGATTCAGATGAAGACACAATCGATTTAACCGGAGCATCAGATGCTGAAGTTTTAAGAGTATTTAAAGCAATGGGAGACGAAGATGGTGTAATCGTAAAAAAAGAAAACAATATGTTACATTTATCAGACAACGAAAATGATACAGAATACCTAATCCAACTTGGTGAATCCGATGACGCATTGGTTGCTATGGACGAACTTAAAGAGTTTGGTCAATCAGAATTTGATATGTATGATTTTCATCACCCTAGAAAAGGAAGACATCACGATGAAGATGAAGATGATTTGTCAGATATAATGGGTATGTCTATGATGGGTGATGATGATGATTACGAAGATGATTTTTCATTTGAAGAATTTACAGAAATTGAGGACTTAACTCAACAATCTCTTGAAAACGATAAAAAAGAGATGGGTGAAGAAACAATCTATGAGTTAGAATTAGAGGATGACGGAATGTCAGGCGACAGACACCCAATTGAATTTATGGAAATGGATGATTTTGATATGTCCGGTAATGAAGACAGATATATGGGAGTGGAAGACGATGAACTATACTCTGATGAATTTCAAGAAGGATGGATGAATGAAGCCAAAATGAAAGCCAAAATGAAAGCCAAAGGAATGGGTATGGGTAACGCATCTAAATTCAAATACGATAAAAAACCAAACCAATCTGGTGGTTTCAAAACAACTATGAAACAAGGTACCAGAGGTGTTGGAATGGGTAAGGCGAAATTTGAATATAAAGAGGAAGTTAACGACGAAGGTTTCGGAATGAAACCAAAAGCTAGAGGAGAATTTAAAGAGGCTTCTAGAACTTTGGGTAACGGTAAAAGATGGGGTAGAGAAGGTTTGGATAAACCAAAAGCAGCACCAAGACATTTAAGAAAAGAAAGTACTGAAGAGTTAGATTTATTAAGGGCAAAAAACGGAGAATACCGAAAGGCTCTTGACCTTTTCAGAACTAAATTAAATGAGGTTGCAGTTTTCAATTCAAACTTGGCATACGCAACTCGTTTATTTACTGAACACTCAACAACAAAACAAGAAAAGATTAATATTCTAAGAAGATTTGACAACGCTGAAACTTTAAAAGAATCTAAAAATCTTTACAAATACATTAAAGGAGAACTTTCTGAAGTAACTTCAAAAGGAGATGGTACAATAACAGAATCAGTACAAAGAACAATTTCTAGAGTTCCTACAACAGGATCGGCAGTAAATTTAATTGAATCTAAAACGTATGAAAATCCTCAGTTCTTAAGAATGAAAGATTTAATGGGAAAATTAAAATAAACAAATAAATAAAATAAAAAACCAAAAAAATGGGAGCATTATTAGAATCAGGTCTTGTAGGTAACATCGGGTTAAAACACCTTAAAGTTATCAAAGAAGACACTATAAACAAATGGGACAGATTAGGGTTCCTTGAAGGTCTTAAAGGCCACCTAAAAGAAAACGTAGCACAGTTATATGAAAACCAAGCTTCTTTCTTGATTAACGAAGCAACTTCAGAAGGTTCTAACGGAGCATTTGAAACAGTTGTTTTCCCTATCGTAAGAAGAGTTTTCTCTAAATTGTTGGCTAACGACATCGTATCTGTACAAGCAATGAACTTACCTATTGGTAAATTGTTCTTCTTTGTACCTAAAATCCAAGGTTACCAATCGGCAGGTGCCACTGGTGGTGAACATTATGCACCAATCGGTTCTCCAACTGCGGTTAACAGTGGTACTAACGATCCTAACCAAGGTTATGGTACGGCATCAGTAACAAACTTCCCTTACGCAAAAAATCTTTATGATTTATTTTATGAAGGTGGTGAAGCTGGTTTAGATCCTCCAGGATTATTTGATTACTCTAAAGGTCAGTGGACTGCGGTTACTGCTCTTACAGACATCCAAGTATGGTCTAGTGGTAATCTAGTTGATTCGGCAGCACCAACAGGTAATATCAGAAAAATGATTTTGAAAATTTCAGGATTCAGAACTTCAGGAGCTGGTAAATTAGTAGGTCCTGATGGTAATGAAATGGATTCAGAAACATTCTTATCTGACCTTAAAATTATTGCAAATCAACCAACTTTATCCGCATCTACAACACCTTGTAATGTACTTGCAGACGAAAACGGTACTCCAATTCCATTGTTATTTAGAGTTGTTACTCAACAATATGGTAAAGGAATTGTTCAATACGGTAATCAATCGGCAACGGTTTTTGCAACAAATGGAAGTAACGCAGGTAATGGTGGTTCTTACTACGATATCTGTGATGCTAACGGTTATATCTACGTTGAGGTAGATTTATCTTGTCCTGTATGTGCTGACTGTAACTCAACATCTTTAGATGGTTACACAGGTACTACAATTTATTCAGGAGCATCAGGTGATTCATTTACTTCAGTATACAGAACTTACAAAAATATGGAGTTTGAAGACCAAATTGGTGAAGTTTCTTTTGATTTAGAATCAGTAACTGTTTCTGTATCTGAAAGAAAATTAAGAGCACAATGGTCTCCAGAAATGGCACAAGACGTTGCAGCATTCCACAACATTGACGCTGAAGCTGAATTGACGGCTTTATTGTCAGAACAAGTGGCTGCTGAAATTGACCGTGAAATTTTACGTGACTTAAGAAAAGGAGCGGCTTGGAACCTACGTTGGGATTACAACGGATGGAGAAGAATTGCTCAAACTACATCTTATACTCAAAAAGATTGGAATCAAACTTTAATTACGGCAATCAATCAGTTGTCAGCACAAATCCACAAATCTACTTTAAGAGGTGGAGCTAACTGGATTGTTGTTTCTTCTGAGGTTTCTGCAATATTTGATGATTTAGAATACTTCCACGTATCTAACGCATCTCCTGAACAAGACCAATACAACATGGGTATTGAAAGAGTTGGTACTCTTGCAGGACGTTACCAAGTTTACCGTGACCCTTACTTCCCACCAAACACAGTTTTGTTAGGACATAAAGGAACATCATTGTTAGACACAGGTTACATCTACGCACCGTACGTACCTCTACAATTAACACCTACAATGTATAACCCGTTCAACTTTACTCCGATTAAAGGAATAATGACGAGATACGCGAAAAAAATGGTAAATAATCGCTTTTACGGAAGAATTACTGTTGATGGTGTTAGAACATTCGATTTAAGAGAATTGAGATAATCAAAATCTTAAAGAATAACACTAAAGGGACAATTTATTGTCCCTTTTTTTATGTGTCTACATTAACTATATGTTTTTTGGTCAAATAACTTATATTTATGTATATGAGAAAAATAGAATTAACAGAATTGCAAGTTAAGGAAATAATAAAGTTATACACTGAAGATTTATTAGGTTCCCCCACTATTAGTGAAAAATTAAAAATACATAAAACAATTATCTTAAATACTCTTAGGGATAATGGTATTGTCCTTGGACCATCAGGTAGAAGAAATATTGGTGGTAAAAAAGTTGCCGATAAAAAATGGAGAGATTCTAATAAAGAGTATATGTCTAATAAATCCAAAACTTGGTATGAACAAAACAAAGAACATCGTAAAGAATACCTTAAAGAATACCGTGAAAAAAATATAGATAATATTAGAAAAACAAAACGAGATTACGAAAGAAATCGTAAAGCAAGAGACCCCATCTATAAACTAATATCTAATTTCAGGACCGCAATATACCAGGTATTAAAGGAGAGTAATGTAGAAAAGAACAATCATTACTTTGACATACTACAATACACACCTGAAGAACTAATAACACATTTAGAATTACAATTCAAGGACGATATGAGTTGGGATAACTATGGAATTTGGCATGTTGACCATAAGTTACCTATAACATCATTTGATATACAGGAGATGGGAGACAAAGAATTTATGTCTTGTTGGGCCTTAGATAACCTCCAACCAATGTGGGGTATTGAGAATATACGTAAATCAAATAAAACCGAATAAGAAAAAAGGAGATAAGTAATTGTCTCCTTTTTTAATATATGCTAATTCATAATACTAATATACACAACCAATTTAATTAATTATTGACAATAAATAATTTTGTAAGTATTTATTAATAAAATGATCACCTATGAAAAATTCACTATTTATTTTTTTTGTAATACTAACAAGTTTTTTTGTTAGATCACAAGTAAGTTCTTATACGTTTGGAACATCAACCGGAACATACACACCAATAGTTGGTGGGGTCAATTATAATAACTTTACAAGTTGGTCAAATACCAACTTTTTAGATGATAATAATTCGGCGGTATTAGAATCAATCGGATTTAACTTTGTTTATAATGGAACAACGTATACCCAATTTGGGGTTAATGCTAATGGATTTATATCACTGGGGTCATTACCAACTAGTAGTTATTATCCATTATCAATAGGTACGTCAAATAATGTAATATCGGCAATGGGTGTTGATTTAATAGGACGTGGGTCGTTATTAGCAAATAGAACAACTGGGAGTGCGGTAATTACAATTACAGGTGGAGACATATCTCTAATATCGGTTGGGGATAAGGTAAGTGGTACGGGTATTCCTGCAGGCGCCACAGTATTATCTAAAACCGCAACTACAGTTACAATTTCTGCAAATGCAACAACTTCGGGTACCGGATTTCATTTTAAATTTAGTAGGTCAACATTTGGTATTAGATTTCAAACAATAGGAACATCACCAAATAGGACATTAGTGGTCCAATGGACAGGATGGCAAAGATATACCACATCAAGGTTTTTTGGTGAATTATATAATTTTCAAATAAAATTAAACGAAACAACAAATACTATCGTGTTTGTTTATAATATATTAGGTCCTGGTTTAGGTCCTGACAGTGCTACGCCAACAACATTTCAGATAGGTTTAAGAGGAACCTCAAATACCAATTTTAATAATAGAACAACTACAACAAATTGGTCGTCAACTACGGCTGGAACATTAAACAGTTCAACAGTTACATTATCAAGTACGGTTAAACCAACTGCAGGATTAACATATACGTGGACACCGCCCGTTATTCCCGTTTGTTCAGGAACACCAAATCCAGGAAACACACTTTCTTCTTCATTAACATCACCACCAAACGGAACCGTAAATCTTTCACTACAAAACACCACAACTGGTACAGGGGTAACTTATGTGTGGGAGAGTAGTACAGATAATTCAACATGGACAACCTTTGGTTCCTCATCGGCTACACAAACATCACCACCAATCACATCACCTACTTGGTTTAGATCTACCGTTACTTGTTCAGGAAATAGTGGGATATCAACACCTATTCAAATAACATTATCATATTGTACATATAATATAACTAATAATGATCCTACAGGTATTACTTCTGTAACGTTTGGTACAATATCAAATACAAGTATTGGTGGTCCATCCTACAGTGATTTTACCACACAATCAACTACCGTAGAACAGGGTGGAATTTATCAATTAAATGTTAATGTGAACACAGATGGTAATTGGACGGTAAATACAAAGGTTTGGATAGATTGGAATCAAAATTACATATTTGAAGTAGAAGAAGAGTATTCTTTAGGTAGTGCGTTAAACACTACTAATGGAATTACATCATTATCCCCTTTAAATATAACTGTACCAACTGGAGCAACTTTAGGAGAAACTAGAATGAGAATAGTATCAGTTGAAGCCAGTGATCCTGCACCACTAGCGTGCGGTACACAACTTTACGGCGAAGCTGAGGATTATAAACTAACAATAACACCACCAACAGGACTTCCTGTAGAGTTACTATATTTTGATGGTATTACATATCCTTTGTTTAACTCACTTAAGTGGTCAACCGCATCGGAACATAACTCAGATTATTTTGAGGTAGAGAGAAGTGTTGATGGTGAAATATGGAAGGTTGTTGGTAGTAAATTGGCTTCAGGTAATAGTACGGTAGTTATTAATTATAGTTATTTAGATTCTTTTGATGATTTGGTAATACATTATTATAGATTAAAACAGGTTGATTATGATGGTCAATATAAGGTGTACGGACCTATTGGTTTAGATAATACAAAATCAGTTAAAAAAGTTGTTAAATACATTAACATTTTAGGTCAAGAAGTAAGTTCAGAAACAAACGGGTTTATTTTTGAGGTATATGAAGACGGTACAACTAAAAGAGTTATAAAATAAAAATCTATTAAGGTCCTTATTATTTTTCAGATAAGGACCTAATGGATTTAGAAATAACTTCTGATTCACCAATAGTGTATGTTCCTCTAATATATGCGCACTTAACCGCCTCCACTAAATAGTATATTGCATGCTCTCTATCCATAGTGGATAGTATAACTTCCAGGTGTTCTTCGTTAAACAAATCAATTGTTCCGAATAAATTACCAAATAACTCTTCTTTATTTTCCATTTTATTTAATATAAGATATTTATAATTATAATTAAATAATGAACATAAATCAAATTCTAAGAAAAATTTTAAAAGAAGCCACTTCTGATAGTTCTGGAAGTAGGGGGTCGTATATTGCACCACTACAACCGGGTATTAGAATCTTCAAGAAAAACGAAATGGAACCATTTACAATACCCACTTCCAAATATGATAGTCCTATGTTAGAATTTGATAGTTATGATGGGAAAATGGACGAAACAAAGAAACAGATTAAGAATATTGAATCTAAGGCTAAAAAAGTTTCCAACTATATAAAGAATCACCCAAACTCAACATTTAGTGATGAAGATGGTAATGTAATTAATCAATACCCAGGAAAAAGTAAAAAAATAGTACCGGTTAATGAAACAACAACGTCCGTAAGTGCTGGTGAATATAATGGTCCTATTGAAATAGGATTAAGGAAGTGGAAAAATTATCATTTAGAACCATTTATTTATGAGGTGGGTCACGAAATGAATCGCATTAGTAAACAAAAAACACTTAAAAATAATATATCTCGTGTTGTTGGTGTATGGGATAAAAATAGAAATGGGTCTTACGATTATGAAGTACACGATGTTCACACAATTAAAGAAGATCTTGCGGTATGGTTTGGTGA